CGATATGCGTAGTCATCAAAAAAACCCGGGGCCGTGATTCGTCCACGAAGGATCGCCTCGGTCATAAGCTCGGTGTATACGGGCTGGTTCATTTTGCGGGAAATCAAAGTCCTGGCCGCAAGCCTGCCCTTCCAAATGTTGTTCGCCTCGTCCTTTGCCGCAGTGTAGGACGCCGTGCAATTAAGAAGGGCCTGCCCCTTCGAGATGTTTCCACCGGCGCAAATTTGAATCGCGAGGGCGTTGAAGAAGCCGTCAAAATTTTCATCCGACTTTCTGCGCTCTGCAATTTCGATATCTTTTTTGTCGTCGAGATAGGTTACATTTCCGTAGCCCATTTCAAGATCGTTTCCATCTTCTGCGTTCTTATCCGCGACCTCTGGACTGTTCGGGCTGTATCGCCCCCCTCCCGTGACGGTCTCCTCGGGAGTCATAGCCGGTCCGAGCATCGCGCCCATGCCGCTCGCGTCTTTTACGAACACGGTGAAGAACGCAGACACGAGGGCAGACATAAGCTCGGCCTCTGAAAGGCGGGTCACCTGTTTAAGCGCGTCCGCTACAGGTGCGAGGAGGGGGACTCCCCTTCGCTGGGAGATTCTCTCGGGGTCGACAACATGGTAGATCTGTTGCCGTCCATCCTCGTCTCGAACGGGAACGCGGATGCATGCTTGTTTTTTGGTTGTAGAAAAATACTCGTACGGGTAGCAGTTCCAAACGTGGTACGCGACAACTTGCCCGCTGGAGTCTTTCTCGACTCCCCCCTGTACATCAATGTCGACGCTCTTCGTTACTGGGTCTCTAACGAGATCCGCATCGATCATTTTGATTGTCAACTCATACGGGAACGTCGGATCCGGAGCAGGGCGCCACACGGGCATAAAAAAGAAATCCCCGGACATAAGCATATTGAGGTAGCCAATCGCCTGATTGTCACCGAAGAAATTCATGCCGTCGTAATCCGAATGAGTGGACTCGGCCCACAAATCGAATTCGCGTTCAAATTCTTTTTCGTACTGCTCGGCTTGTTCCTGTGTGAGTCCGAGGAAATCTCGGTCAACAACGGACTGAACCTGAAGGCCGCTTCCCATCGAAAGGATGCGGTGACGACGAAGGATTGCAGCGGCGAGCGGACTGTTCATAAACAAGTCACGAGACAGAGCGCGCATTCCGCCGAGCTTTTGATTTATGTCACGGTCTGGACTGTTCGGGGTTGCGTCGACACCCTTCATCGATTTTTTGCGAGATCCAGGGACCACATAACCGGCGTGCGTCATAGCCTCGACGCGCATTTTATTCTGCAACCGAGAGGCTCCCCACTTCGGGGAAATCGCAAGCGCAGCAGAATCAAGCCATGACTTTTTTACATGAGGCATCGCCATTAGAAATCCCTCGGCACAACGCGCTGCATGGCAATCTGACTGCCACGTTCAAGGGTTCTAATCTCCGAGTACAGCTTCGTGATCATCTCCGCGATGAACCTCAAGTCCGCCCTGGTCAACGAGCGATTGCCGATGCTGTATGCCTGTCCTCCCGTTGTGATATGGGTTTCCGCCGCAATATATCGCGCCAATCTTTCACGGGTTTCTGCAATTCGAACATCGTAGACCATGCCCCATGGTCCTACGTTTCGGCATTATTCAAAATTGAAAAGCTGGAATTGTTGGAACAAGTAGTTGTCAGTAGTTTATGGTTGACATGAGTATTAATTAGTGCAATTGTTCAAATGCCATGGCCAGACAGGTCAAGCCTCGGCGAAGCTTGGCGTGGCAAGGCAGGCAAGACATGGGGTCTGCGGACGTTAAGCGCAAAACAAAACATGTCCAAAGTGACCAGAAAGGAATGACACGAAACCATGAGACCATTCATTTGTGACCAGAAAACAATAAAAATCACAGGATGCGGCTTGTCTAGGTCGTATTGCGAAAATAACGATTACAACAATATGACGAATGATCGTGAACTTCTAGAGATCTCAAAGGCACTCGACAGGATTGAAAGATCAGATAGGTACATCGTACACAAGAACTTGTCCGATGCTATGTATAGCACTGATGTTCCTTCTGATATATTTGAAGAAATACTTTCATGTGTTAAAAAAAAATCATATCTTTTCTCATTTCATAATCTTGAACCACTGAGACAATTCGGACACACAGATGTATTTAGAACAAGTCCTGAATATATCGACGTCTGCGTTTTTATAAATACAAGCGGTAATCCGTCTGAGTGGACATCTGAAAAACACAAAAATGAAATGTGCATATACATCATGCATAAATTCAAAGAAAACACATCTGGACCAATTGAGGTGATAACAGGAGGGTACGAGGGAGAATTTGCAGCTGTTTCGATACATAAAGGTAATGCATTCCCAGTATCGTCTTGCCCTTTAGAGAAGTGGCCATACCGTACGACAACCCTGCTTTCAAATCCATACCACGTATATGATGGGATAGAATTAACGCATGAACAGGAAATTTCAACTTACGGAATCGAATCAGGAACAATCGATATAGACGGCAAGGATGTTGATGTAGACAATTTGGAAGTAAGGTACCGAACTGTTTCACTTGGTATCATAAAATCACTTATAGCATACATCGAAAGGGGAGACGCGGATTCAATCCTTGGAAAGGATTCAAAAGATTATATTAGCGCAGTAGAATCAATGAAAAAGAGCAGAACTGGAACGGAGAAGAACAGGAGGGCATACGAGATAAGGAAATCACTCGAAAGTTCGATCATACTCGGATCTAGAATAACATATATTAACAGGCATGAGAAACAAGACGGAGAAAAACACGGTACGCATAATTCACCAAGTCCTCATTGGAGACGTGGTCATTTTAGGAGACAGCACTTTGGTGCAAAAATGGAAGAATCAAAGATAATATACATCGCCCCGACAGGAGTATGCATGCCGTCAATCGAAAAAAATACAAGAACATTCAAACTAATATAGACAAGGGCGCAAAATGACAAAGAGACAGGCAAGGAAAATCGAAACCGAGTACCTTTCAATCTGCGAGTATGCCGACATGATCGGCGTTCACTCTGAAACAATCAGGAGGATGATCAAGGACGGCAGAATCACAGCTGTTCGGGTTGGTAGGATTTGGCGCATACGCAAGGACGAGATGCCGAAGGTAACTCCTAAAGCCCCGGACTCCCCTTCCGCTTCCGACGAATAATACCCGACGCAGTACCATCCGGCGGGAACACCCGCTGCAATCCCATGCTCGCCCGTGATGCCAAGTCGATAGGATAGGCAAGCAACCCCACATAAGAATAACATCGGACGTCCAGGGGCTCATTGCGCGCTCCGCTTGGCGTATCCCAATACAGTTTCTTTCGTCCGCCAACCGTTTTCACTTTGCGGCTTTCGCATGTCAGGCCCTTGAAATACTTCTCACTGTACACGGGCTTCTTTGGAAAGTGACAATATCCCGGGCCGCGGTCTGTGAGGCTCAATTGCGCGTATACTTTTGTTTTCAGCTCGTCCGTATGTGCAAAATACGAGTGCGTACCAAACCTCTCATGACGCTTCTTAGTGTTCAAATAGAACCCCTTGCCCCATCCGGCCACGCCCTTGATTGGGTATATCCTGCGGTGCTCACGAGAGCGACAGAACGTGTGCACTTCTTCGGTCTTGTGCCCACAGTCAATCATCGTGACCTCAACAATCATCTCAACCCCACACTCATGCCTCCACCGTCTTGATAGATAGTCATCCAGCAGGCGCCACACGCTCGGCTGTCCATCTGGTAGCATGCCGTATTTGTCGCCCATCAACGCGGTATCGCCGGGGATGACGACGTAATCGATTGACCAGTTCTCTTCCATTATTCCCCATCCGACTACCTCGACTTCAATGCGGTCATCCTGCACGTCTGCCCCAGCGGTGAGCACGAGGGCTCCGTTCGGTACATCGAAGGCCCCAAGGTTTCCCGCGTAGTTCTCACACCGCGATTGAACCGATGCATAGGAAAGGTCATGGCCCACGAGCGTGAACGTATCGCCGCAAGTCTGATTGATGAACACCTGAAGCAAAGCTGGGTCTTTGGTTCGCACGTAGTCAAACCACTCAGCAACGGCATCGTTCCAAGAGAAAAACCCGACGGGAGAATAGAACGACGAAATATGAAACGATGGGTTTTCAACATCGCCCACTTTGTAACGAGGAACCGGCATCATCGGATCCTGACCCTTCTCTGAAAACCAATCCCCTGTATCAAGCATCCACGTTTTGTGCTGCGACTCGATAATCTCACCGGCGCAATTCGGGCACTCGGCCCATACTTTCCGCGGGTATCCTGTTTCACTCAACTCGTCTGAGTAGCGGATGTTCTCCCACGTCAAAACGAACATGTACCCGCCGTGGTCACCCGATGGATTGCAGTGTGGACATGGAAGGTAATAGCGCTCCTGTGAACCAGCATCGAAAGCAGGCTTGATTGTAGACAGCTCTTCGAGAACTGGTGTAGATATCCTCGCGGTCTTCCTGTCTGGAAAATTAACCTGTCGTTTTTTTATCAACGCCGCCGGGCTCCCCTGCTGCCCGATGTTCAGCTCATAGCTATCTTCCTCGTCAATCGCAGCATCACGGATTGATTGACCACGAAGAAACGCGTCAGAGTTTGCGCCGCCCATCGCGACAAATCCACCTGGGTATGATTTTAACGACCAGCTATTTGCATACCGTTTCGATTTACCGGAGCCGATCTTGTTCACAACGGCTTCACAAATTTCAATCGACGGCTTCAATTTCTGGTTTGAGAAAAGCTCCGCTGAATCGTCGGTCTTCTGTGTGTATAACATTGGACCGGGGCGACACTCTGCATTGTACAAAATCCAACAAATGAGAATCTCAGTAAACCCGAGCTGGGCTCCCTTCATCGCCACAAGCTCTTTGCATTTCGAAGATGGGGAAAGGCACTTCATCACGCGGCGAAGAAATGGGAAGCGCTGTGTTACCCATCGCCCGTATTCCGAAGATGTTTCTTGCGGTAGCCTGCGATGCTCATCGGACCAATCGTCAAGATCCGGGGTCTCTCGAAATGCGACGGTGTTTGCCCTGTCGTTTCGGATGATCTCGCGCTTTTGAAATAGTGAAGCCTCTATGACTCCAATGGTGGGGACTCTGCGTTTAGGCCGTGACATTCTCCGCCGGTCTTTCGAGTACTGACATTGATTCCTGTAGCTCCTGTTCTAGGATAACGCGGCACTTCAGAATATCAGATTCAGCCGCGAGGCGAGGAGCTGCCCGGTAAACCATCGAACGAAGCGAGGCGACCAACTCCATATCCACCTCGCGATTGATCGCAATCACATCTTCGATGAGCATCGACTGATTTCGGGCGAGCATGTTTTCCGCTTCGAGCCGTTCGATCTTTAATTGCTCAACCCTGAGCTTTGCATCTGGGAGACTACTCGGCATGAGATCAATGTTCCTTCGTGCCTCCGTCGCGATACGTGCCTCATGTTCGGCTCGCAATCGGTCATCCCTGGCAATACCAACGGCCTCAACAACAGCCGAAGGAATCGCCCCACGCGAAGCCGCAGAGGTGGCAATATAAATGTCGAGCCCTTCTCGCGTGAAGAGCAACTTCGGTTTTCCATCCGCGTGCTCGCCCATGCGCAAGTACTGTCTGTCAATACGGCCGGACTCTACGGCCTTCCATAGGGCGCGGCCTGTCCGCTCTGTGAACGTCTCAGCCTCCGACAGGTTGTAGACCCGCTCACTTGCCATCGGCCTTTCAAGGCTCCTCAAAAATGAGTCCCTCTGTATCGATCGCGGTCTCTCAGCCATTTGTTTTATAACTCCTTTAAATCACACTAGAAAAACGGACCATTTTTTGAAACTTATAAAGCATTTTTAGACCGAGCCTCGCCTTGACC